TTAATTGTGCGGTGTTGCCCTAGATAGTCCGCCATAGCTACCTGTTCCTCATATGGTGGCTCAAAAACCATAAGCCGAGAAAACTCGGAATAGTTCAGTCCCTGGCGGACGCCGTTTCCCATGTTGTAGAACACCTTCATAACATCGTATGCGTGAAGAAGGAAGTGGAAGTACCTCGAATCGACCTGTTTGAGCGGACAAAGGTCAATATATGCCGAAGTGATTATGCCGTGTTCCTTCACAAGCCCAGTTCGCAGACTGCGTTTATCGTTCTGCAAATCGGTGGGGCGGATGATAATGTCACCAGCTTCAACAATGTTGTAGGTATTGAAGCTCTCCGGCAATAATCCATCGCTGGTGTTAATGTCTTTGCGGATAACTCTGCCATAGCTCAGCGACAGCAAATTATCCTCATTGCCGAAACTGTTCTTATTCTTGCGTTCACCAAAGTAATTATAAACAGGGTGAATAGACCAATGTGCCGGAATTGCACCGACCCACTCAATCCCGCTGTCCTTCGTCTCAGCATCGGGATTCAGCCCCTTGGTGACGGTTTCGGTGATGACAGACCGCTTGTACTGCTCTAGCGTGTCGATCTGGGACTGGATATCGGCAGTCAGCGCATCGATCTCGGCGCATTTGGCATCAAGAAAATCGGCAATGCGGCACTGCTCATCCATTGGTGGAATTAGAATTGGTGTATTCTCTAATGCGTCAGCAGGTAGATCCCACTGACCCACACGAATTCCACCAGACAAGCGCATAAATTCATCCTTATAGCAGCTTCTCAGCAAGTAATGAAAATAACGTTTAAAAATGGTGTCATCTGTAAATTCATATACGAAATATGCGGGACTCACAATGCCTTCATATTCTGATACGGCAACAGAGCCTTGCCATGCTTTCATTTTATTGATAACGAAATCTCCAGGACGGACATACTTATACTTGGATGTGTCCTCAGAGGTCACATTATGGTTGTCATCACGGCTGTCTTTAGGTATAACGCCAAGTTCTCTATATAGAGATAGTACAACAACATCTCCGGGATTTCTGGGTTCATTTCTTCTGAGATGGTACTTCAATTTATCTGTTTCCCAGCATTTTGGAATAGTTCCAATCCAGGCTATACCACTGCTTTTAGCTTCTCTCATCATCTGACACCCCCGTTCCAACTTTTTTCTTTCGCCTGCGGACTATTATTGCGGCAATGGCAACAATACCAACAACAGCGACAACGCTGCCTAAAATGCTCAGTACCAGTACCCAATTATCCGTCAGCCATTTTACCGCTGCAATGATTCCGTAGGTAACTGCCCACAGGGCGACAAACAGAATCAGGCGAATGAGCCAATGAAAGAAATAACCGCTTGTGCTGCCGTCAATCATCCCGCCGCTGTACATATCGCCGACGCAACGGTAAGCAACAGCGTATGCAGCGGCACCGATCACAGCCAAAATCAGATACTCCCAGTACCATTCTATAGGGAGCCCCAAAGGGTCAGTCAGTATTTCGAATATAAACTTAAACACCCTCGCAGGCCTCCTTTACTCGAACAACTTTGCAACACGCTCAGTCACGGAAAGTTCCAATTCCTTAAATCTGGTCTCAAGTTCCTCGCTCGGCGTAGATGGCTGATACTTATAGAAATACCGTGTGAAAGGGATCTCCGCACCGGTTTTGATAACAGGCTTCTTTGCACCGAGGTTCTCCTCAAAGAATGCGGCGGCATCCGGGATGTGCGGCAGGACTTCTCTTGCCATATAGTCCTCAATGCTTTCTTCCCATTTCACCAGTTCAGTGTCCTTGGTTTCCTTGTCATAAATGATGTTGCCCTTGCGGTCACGCTGAATTTCAGCGTTCTTGTCTATGACAGAAAGGCCGTCTGCAATCTTTTCCAGCAGCTTCTTGTCGACAGTCACAGCGGAGAGTGCCTTGGTCAGTACCGGCATGAATGCTGCTGGTGAGTTATAGGTCTGCTCGGAAACGGTTGCATTCAGCGCAGCGATAATGGCCTCATAGACAGGTTGATTCGTCTGATAAGCCTCCAGTTTTTTCAGGTCTTTGCCGGTCAGTTCTTCGGCATTTTCCAGTTCGTCCACCTTGGACTGGTCATAGAGAGAGGAGAGCGAACCTTTGGAGAGCATGGCTTCAATTCGCTCCGCCGTAATGGCATAACTGCGCTGAAGAGGTTGCATCACCGTGTACTCGCGATAAATGAACTCCTCGTTCCGATAGATTTTGCAATATTCGTTCTCTGCAAAGTCCGCATACAGTTTGGTAACGGCACTGCGATCTTCGGGGGAAATCTCGTTTTTCTTATCGCCCATGGCTTTGCGCAGCTTTTTGAAGAAAGTCGAAGCGTCAATCAGCTGAATTTTGCCCTTGCGTTCCGGACGCTTATTCTTGGAGAGAACCCAAATGTATGTAGCGATGCCGGTGTTATAAAACAGGTCTGTAGGCAGCGCAATGATGGCTTCGATCAGATCGTTTTCCAGCATCCAACGGCGGATCTGGCTCTCGCCGGATGCAGTCCCGCCGGAGAACAGCGGACTGCCGTTTTCGATGATAGCGGCACGGCCAAAGTTATCGTCCATTTTGTCGATGGCAGACTGCAAAAACAGCATCTGCATATCGCCAGAGCCGGGCAGTCCCGCACCCCAACGACCATCGAAGCCCTTCTGATATTCTGCGTTGACGGCATCCTCGACACCTTCGGCGGCGTCCTTGCCGCCCCAGGCAGTGCCGAACGGCGGATTTTCCAGCACGAAGCGCATCTTCGTGCCCTTAAATCGGTCGGCTTTCATGGTGTCCTGATAGCAGATATTTTCAGCATTCTGACCCTTAATGAGCATCTCAGCAAGGCACATAGCGTAAGATTCCGGGTTGATCTCCTGACCAAACAGGCGCACATCCGCAGAAGGATTATAACGCTTGATGAAATTGTAGCCGGTGGAAAGCATACCACCCGTGCCGCAGGCCTGATCCAATATGGTGATGACCTTGCCGTCATCGAAGATATCGTCACAGCCCTCGGCAAGCAGGATATTGACCATCAGCTTAATGATGTCGCGTCCGGTGTAGTGATCGCCGGCTTCGGCATTTTCAGAGAATTTACGGATCAGTTCTTCGAAAATATATCCCATCTTCACATTATCAATGGTGCGAGGGTCAAGGTCGAGCTCAGAGAACGCCTTGATGACGGAGAGCAGGCGGTTGTTCTTGTCCATCTTGTCGATTTCTTCACCGAAGTTCAGACCGCGCTCTTTGGACATCAGAATTTCCAGCACATTTGCGGAAAATCCCTGCAGATAGCTCTTAAAATTGGCGGCAATATGGTCTGCGTCATTTACAAGCTCTGCAAGGTCAAATTCACTGGTGTTATAAAACTGGAAGCCGGAAATGCGATACATCGCCTTTGCCGGGAAATTCGGGTTTGCTTTGAATTGCTCAACGACTTTCTGCTTGGTAGGCGCAAGAGCACACTCAAAGCGGCGGATAATCGTCATCGGAATGATAACATCCTTGTATTTGTCGCTGCGGTATGGTCCGCGCAGTTTATTTGCGATGGACCAGATAAAATTTACTTCGGTGGATACATCAACGGGAGAATCGTCCCACATTGCGTCTATAATCTGCTTATCAGCCATTTGCCGTTTACCTCACTTTTCGTTCTTGTAGTGCCATACCACCTTTATTTTACACCCGTTACTGTCCCATAATCAGGACTTTGTGCGCTGCCCGGTCATCATTTTATAATGCTGACTCTAAAAATCTGTGCTGTTTAACGCTATTAAAAACTAGATTTTAGCGTTATCGTCCCTAAGGAATTCCATTATATCGCCAACATCACAATTTAATGCATCACAGATTTTAAGCAACACTTCTGTGTTAACGTTTTTTCCGTGTCCAAGCTTTGCTACTGATGTAGCACTTATTTCAGCCATCTCGCAGAGTTCCTTTTTCTTTATTCCTCTATCGATTAGCAACTTAAAAAGCTTGTTGTAACTAAAACGCAAACTTTCTTCTTTCGTAGTACTCATCAGTTGTTCTCAACCTCCACATCGTTCCAAGTGCGTCCAAATAACGCCCCTTCATCAGCATTAAGCTGTAACACCTTGTTATCTTCCATAATTTTTTGTGCTTTCGGAGTATAGGAGCCTTCCTTATCCATAGCTATAAATACTTGCTTTGGCGTACTTGCATACAGCTCCATGATTTTTTCTATTGCATCATCCTCAATATTTTTTAGCATCAAAGAATCATGGGCAATCACTGGCAATCTGGTCAGTTTCAACATTGCTAAATCAAAAACTACTAACCCCTTATATTGAGCTCCTGTGCCACCGTCTCTCGGCGTGAAGAACGTGTATTTAGATGCGTCTATTATGTTGAGAGTTGGAGCGGTCTTTCGCCCATTGTATATTACATCGTTTATTTCTGCCATTTCTGTGTTGATTTTTTGCTGCATTATTGCCATCTGCTCAACTACAAGGCGGTTTAATTCTGCTTCGTAGTCATTTGCTATTACAGACAGTTCTTTCTTTTTCGTGTAATTTTCGTTTGCAGCTTGAAGTTCCTTTAGCTCATTATCGACAGTTGCATACTGGTCTAGTACAGCTTTAGATAAATCGGTTGTTTTAGCTATTTGTGTGATAGAGAATTCTATTTGTGCAATTTCATTCTCAACTAATGAAAGAGTAGCTTGTATATTTTCTTCAGCCTCAGAAAATTCGTTTTTCAAAATATTAGTCAATTGCTTATGAAATCCCTCAATTGCCTCGATTTTTTTCAAATCTACTTCAGGAAAAAAGTGAAGCAAATCATCGTAGTTTTTCTTAAACCCCTTCTTTCCAAGGCCCTGATCGACGTGAAGTGCTCTAAGCTGTGAAAGTAATTGCGAACGTTGTCTTTTAAATTTTGATAGATTTCCTTTCAAAATAGAAAGTTGTTCTGCTTGCATTGAGTCCAAATCTAGCAAGCCACCTGAACTTTTTCGAGCGAGTTCCTCAATCTGATTAGCTAATTCATTGATGCGATTTTGGTTTTTGTTAAATTCAGACTGCTTTGTGACAAATGGAATATACCGATATTTCTGAGCCTTTTTAAAGGTTGAATATCTATCTTTAGCATCCGCAGTGATTTTTGATTGAGCCTCTATCCCAGAATACAAATCTGTCAGTTTCAGCAATCCTTCAATTGCCACTTTTGCCGTCTCTTGTTTTGATTGGTGTAGTGGGCGTTCTTCATCAAGCGATTCTCTTTTGTAAATGCGCATAAAACGTCCTATAGCATTCCTAAAAGTTAGCCCAATCAAATCCATATTATAATTTACTTGCAAAAAGGACAGATATTGCGTTAATGAAATCAATCCATTATTAAGCGGGTGGTAATTATTGTCGCATTTTTGGATGTTTTTATAATCTACATTAGAGCGCGAGAAAAAATGCATTCCATCTTTAAAATGAAAAGCAAAACAAATTCTATGCTCACCAACCTCTGTTTGCACATCGGTTAATTTTTCAACATAATCATCGCCGCCAAAAGCAAAGTCGATGATCATAAGGAATGTGGATTTACCTATTGAATTTGAGCCATTCGAACTTCCCATAACTGTATTTAATCCAGCGTGGAGCGAAATACGACCACGAGGAATGCCATGATTTATGAACTTGTCACACATAATTTCAACCAACATAATGGAGTACCAGCCCTTCTTCATATAATTCAATCTTACCCAGAGCATATAAGCAGTCTAGTATTTCTAAAAATTCCCCAACATCTGAAACTTTGGATTTAACATTTTTATATAAGGCACTTGGAGTTAAATCCTCATTTTCCAAATATGACAAGATTATTGGAAACTTAGCCAAAATACTAACTTGATAAGGAGTTACTTTACTTGGAAATTTCACGGAACACCTCGCAGTTCTGTATAAAAAACGCAACCACAATATGACAGGCACGCATATTTTTACTTCCAACACCTGATTTATTTTTTATCCATTCAGCCAACCCGTTTACGATTTCATCTTGTGAAAGAAGTCCGTTGTCCAATTTTTGGTATGCCAGCTTAACCTCAGATGCAATCAAATTAAAATCACCGGTACCATCTCTATCCATTGTTGAAAAAATATTGTTTATGTAATTGTAGTATCGTAAGACTCGTGTTATCTCATCATTCTTTAAAAGATGATTTTCTGGAAGAATCTTCTGATCGAGATGTAGCGCTTCAAGTGGAAGTTCACTTAGTTTTGCATCGTCTGTTATTCCTGCAAGTCCATATAGAACATCCTGTATTTCATCTTCAAGTGCAATGTCATTTATATCTAGAAGTAAATGATGTGTCGAGGCTAGTTGGTCTTTAAGGGTTTTTAATTTTGTATAATCTTCAACAGTTGGTTCAGTAGCGTACTCTTCAGCGTGATCGCAGCATAAAGCAATTTTATTACTGGGAGCATCGACTTTTTGGGGCTTTTTTATCAAAGAAAATTCTGAATTACTTTCAGAAAAATTGTCTGGGTAAATGTTTACGACTTTATATTTCTTTACTGGTGTATTCTTTACATATTTTATAAGCGGTTGATGACAAATAGGACATTCATAATTTGATTCAGCTAATAACGGAATATCGTCACTGACGAGCGGCATATCAGACAAACGGTTTTCGCGATTTATTACATACAAAAGTAAATTACCAAGGAACTCGGACTCTTTGCCTGAGTCGAGAAGAGCTAATAGTTCCTTTTTCTTTTTTGCAGCAATCACGTCATCTGAGTCAATCGCTCTTCGCATTGCTTCAAACATATCATCGCTGGTGATTGCATTCATATAAGGGATTATCTTTGTTTCACAGTGTTTCTGAGCATCAGCGATGATTTGCTTTGTGGTGCAGGCATTCTTTATTGCCTTAGGAACATCTACTTTTCGCTTAAGAAGGTCACTGATTAGTGATGGCGCAATATTTATAGAATTGCCTTTTCTGTCAACAACACTTGCCTTTTCAGTGATCCAACCTAATAAAAGTTCAACAATGTCTTTGTCATCATTTGGGGGCTGCATAGCACTTTGAAGGCATCTAACAAATTCAGCAAAACAAAGTTCAGTCATTGTAACTTTCCTTTCTATCTTGAATTTTACTCTAATTTCACTCGAAATTCTCACTAAATACTTTTGGGCTGAATTCTTCTATAATAGAAGAGTAAGAAAGCTTCGCACAGTTAGAACTGAAGCTCAAGACTTTTTTACATATATTATACCACAAATCTTCGCAAAAGTCCATATTATTTTGCAAACACAAAAGAAAGTTTGATATTACTGAAAATCTTGTAAATGCAAAGTGGTGGAACCTAAAAATGTCAGACCAATGAATACAAGTTTTAAAAATGTGAAAAAAGACGTTTATAGAACAAAGCGGATTACACTATGGATTTTTGTAAACTATAAATTTCTTATCTTTACAATAAAAATCTGCAGTTTTTTGCAGTCAGCCTTGACTTACTATATTTTTGCAGTAAATTGCAGTCCGCTGCGATTTATAATATATCTTTTATCTGATGTAAAAATCAGATAAACGGCTCAATCGGAAAGTTCCGTAGAGCCTACAAATATCAAATCATGCCAGAGTGCGCAATCTTGGCAGGATATCTCATAGGACAGTTCGTCGTGATAAAGACGACGAACGCCCTGCGACGAGATACCCTTACCTTGCTGCGCTCTTTTTGGCTTTGCGGGTTTGCGTGTATCTTAAACGCAGACCTACTTTTATATTCTGCCATGATTGCCCTCCGGCGCAGGAGGCAAATCATGAAAATCAAAATGCGTTACGACAACACCTATCAGACTCTTGAAGTCGATGTCGAGAAAATGTGGGTCAGCCTGTCACTTGAGGCTGGGGCGAATATTACGCAGGAGGAAAAGGAACAGCTTATTCAGGATAAGGTTGAGGAGATATACAATAAACCGGAATACAATAGCTGGCATAAGTTGGACAGGCATAGAGGTGAACCTAAAAGATCATTTAGGAAAGACGATGAAGAGGCAGATAACAGCGATGGGCTCGACCTCATTCCCGATTATTCCGATGAGGTGCGGCGTGAACGTAAGGAAAAATACGAAGAGGTTTGTCAGAAATTGCGTTCTCTGTTGAAACCCGAATACGCAGATGTCATTATTTCAGTCATTCTCGATGGCAACACTCCCGAAGAATACGCTGCTGAAATAAGGGTACATAGGGACACAGTCTACAAGCGCCTTCAGCGTGCAAAAAAGAAATGCGCAAAAGTCTGGTGAACTGTCCAATCCGGCAGTTTGCCGTGGCTATTAGGCAGAGGGTAACCTCAAGATTTTTTATTAGGAGGTCATTTTTATGTATGACATGAAGATTTATGAGAATCCGGAATTTGGCTCTGTGCGTACTCTTTCCTTAGATGGCATACCTTATTTCGTTGGAAAGGACGTAGCTGAAATTCTAGGCTACAGTAATACCAAGGACGCTATTTCAGTTCATGTCGATGAGGAGGACAAGCGTGTAATTCAAAGGTCGGAAAATACGACCTTTGAAATTCCGAATCGAGGTTTAACTGTTATCAACGAAAGCGGTATGTACAGCTTAGTTCTTTCCAGCAAGCTTCCGAATGCGAGAAAGTTTAAGCGCTGGATAACAAATGAGGTACTCCCGGCAATCAGGAGGCACGGCGTATACGCTGTGGACGAGCTTCTTGAAAACCCGGATATGCTGATAGCCGCCCTTACCGAACTGAAAGCGGAGCGTGAACACAGAAAACTTCTTGAGCACACGGTAGCTGTGCAGAATCAGCAGATTTCCGAGATGAAGCCCAAGGCATCGTACTACGATGTCGTACTTAACTGCAAGGATCTTGTCGCAATTTCAACTATCGCAAAGGACTATGGCTGGAGCGCAAATCGAATGAACCGTTATCTTTACGAAAAGGGTGTTCAGTTTAAGCAGGGTAATAAAATCTGGCTGCTTTATCAGAAGTACGCCGAAAAAGGGTACACCAGCACAAAGACTCATAGTTATCTTGATAATGATGGAACTGTACATACTAGGGTACACACCTATTGGACACAGCAGGGCCGACTGTTTATTTACGGACTTCTCAAGGAGAATGGCATACTGCCAATTATGGAACGGGAGGTCAGCGTTGAAGATTGACATTTACAATTCCGAACGCTATTATGATCCAACGCCGTATGCAGCACTAACCAGCATTCTGACCCAGGAGGAGGCTGCTCTCAGGGCAGCTGCTCCGGGCGGCGATGGGTTTAGACCTGTTATTTATGTATGCAGCCCTTATTCAGGAAATATTGAAGAGAATGTATGTAACGCAAGACGGTATTGTCGTTTCGCATTGGAAAGTCGGACTATTCCGATTGCGCCACATTTGCTTTATCCACAGTTCATGAATGATAGCGACCCTGCGGAGCGGTATCTCGCAACACATACCATAAATTATGTGTTGCTTGGAAAATGCCGTGAGCTGTGGGTGTTCGGCGACGTTATCACAGAGGGAATGGAGTCTGAAATAAAGCTTGCAAAGCGCTGGGATAAGACAATTCGCTATTTCACAAGTGAACTAAAGGAGGTCAAAAGATGAAATTCACACTCTATACAGCAAATTGCGCCGGGAATCCGCAGAACAATTTGTATCCAAACAGGCTTATAATCAGCAATGCAGATGATATGAGAGCAGCTGTTGTTTACGATCATGTGTGCGCAGAATTCAGAAATTCCCGTCGTAATAATTCTGACTTTATTTCTTCCGACAATATCCCGATGGACTGCGACAACGATCACTCCGATGATCCAAGCGACTGGGTAACTCCGCTTGAGGTGGCTATGGCTTTTCCTGGCGTAGAGTTCGTAGTCGTGTACAGCCGTAATAATATGCTCCCGAAGAGCGGCAAATCCCCACGCCCGAGATTTCATGTGTACTTTCCTATCCCGCAGATTACGGACAGCGCAGAATACACAGCCTTGAAAAAGCGCATTGCGGCGGAATTTCCGTATTTCGATAAGAACGCTCTCGACAGCGCAAGACTGCTTTTCGGAGTTCCGATACCGCAGGTTGAAATATACAACGGTGATATGTCTGTCGTAGATTTCCTTGAAAATGCGGATTTTGAACAGTGGGACAACGACAGCGCAAGTGTACCCGAAGGCAGTCGAAACAGCACTATGTCACATTACGCAGGGCGCATTATAAAGCGGCTCGGGAACACTGACGAAGCATACAAACAATATCTGAAACAGGCTGAAAAGTGCGATCCTCCGCTTGACGATTCGGAGCTTCAGACTATCTGGAACAGTGCCGTCAAATTCGGCAAAAAGGTGGCAAAACAGGACGGATATATCCCGCCCGAGCAGTATGATTCCGGTTTTGATCTCAAACCCGAAGATTACTCCGATATTGGACAGGCTAAAGTCCTAGCCCGTGAGTATGGTGGTGAACTTGTATTCACGGACGCTACAGACTATATGCGCTATGATGGGGTACGCTGGGAAGAGTCAAAGCAGCTTGCGGTCGGAGCCTGCGAGGATTTTCTCGACAGACAGCTTGACGAAGCCGAAACGGCTCTGAAAAAGGCGCAGCAGGCGCTCTTGAATTGCGGAATTGACAAAGAAACTGTACTCACAGGCGGTAAAGCCCTGGAAAAGTCAATCGATGAGAAAAGCGAAAAAGCCTTTGCAGAGTATATGATGGCGCTTGTATATAAGACTTTCGTTATGAAACGCAGGGATATGAAGTATATCACTTCTGCGTTGCAAGCGGCAAAGCCTATGCTGCTGCGGGATATAAAGGATTTTGATTCGCAAGAATTTCTGCTGAATACTCCGGCGGCTACATACGATTTGCGAACAGGGACAAGCTCGGAGCACTCCGCAGACGATCTCATAACCAAGGTGACTGCTGTATCTCCCAATAATGAGAACATGGATATCTGGCTTGAAGCAGTGAACAGCTTTTTCTGCGGCGATGACGAACTTATCGAGTATGTTCAGCAGATAGTCGGGCTTGCGGCAATCGGAAAAGTGTACATGGAGGCTCTTATTATTTCCTACGGTGAGGGTCGCAACGGCAAGAGTACGTTCTGGAACACGATTGCACGGGTACTTGGTTCGTACAGCGGCAGTATATCCGCCGACGCCCTCACGGTTGGCTGTAAGCGAAATGTCAAGCCTGAGATGGCTGAACTAAAGGGAAAACGGCTTGTTATTGCGGCAGAACTTGAAGAGGGTATGCGGCTTAATACCTCGGTGGTAAAGCAGCTGTGTTCCACCGATGAGGTTTCTGCAGAAAAGAAGTACCGCGACCCATTCAGATATACTCCCACGCACACACTTGTGTTGTATACCAATCACCTTCCGAGGGTCGGTGCAAATGACGAGGGTACATGGCGCAGGCTTATAGTTATACCGTTCAATGCAAAAATCGAGGGCAATTCCGACATCAAAAATTATGCGGACTACCTTTCAGAAAAGGCAGCCGGTGCTGTGCTTTTTTGGATTATCGATGGAGCGAAAAAGGTGATCGAATGCAATTTCAAGCTGAAAATTCCGCAGTGCGTTAGTGACGCAATATCTCACTATCGGGAAAATAACGACTGGCTTTCCATGTTCATTGAGGACTGCTGTGAGATTGACCCATCATATACGCAGAAGTCCGGCGAGCTTTACCAGGAGTATCGGGCATACTGTGCGAGGACAGGAGAATACACAAGAAGCACCACGGATTTCTATACCGGGCTTGATACCGCAGGGTTTGAAAAACGAAAATCCAAAGCAGGTGTTATGGTCTTCGGAATCCGCTTGAAATTTGACTTTATGGCAGATTAAAAATCTTAAGGGTGCAGGTCGGTGAAGGCCTTAGTATAAAATCCCCTTTAGGGCAGTTTTAATGACAAAAAACACCATATAGAGAGTTTTATGAAATGAGGTTCACCGACCTGCACCATTGAAGAACAAGGAGCAAAAAATGCGTGAGAAACAGATAGAACAGAAGCTGGTGCAGGCGGTCAGAAAAATTGACGGTATGTGTCTGAAATTCGTTTCACCAAATTTTGATGGAATGCCGGACAGATTGATACTTCTTCCGGGCGGCAAAATTGCCTTTGCAGAACTGAAATCTCCCGGCAAAAAGCCACGTCTCCTGCAAATCGCAAGGCACAAAGTATTGATGAAACTTGGCTTCCGGGTGTATGTCATTGACAGCGCAGAACAGATAGGAGAAATTCTTGATGAAATACAGTCCACATGATTATCAGCGGTATGCCGCCGAGTTCATAACCACCCACCCGATTGCGGCGCTTCTGCTTGATATGGGGCTTGGCAAGACGAGCATTACTCTGACGGCAATAAACGACCTGCTTTTCGACAGTTTTGAGGTACATAAAGTCCTTGTAGTAGCGCCGCTGCGTGTGGCTCGGGACACATGGTCGGCTGAAATTGAAAAGTGGGAGCATTTGAAGAATCAGCGGTACAGCGTAGTCGTTGGCACGGAGCAAGAACGGCTGAAAGCACTCCGCACTCCCGCCGACATCTACATCATCAACCGTGAAAACGTACAATGGCTTGTGGAGGAGAGCGGTCTGATATTTGATTTCGATATGGCTGTTATTGACGAGCTATCCTCGTTCAAGAACTACCAGTCGAAGCGGTTCAGAGCTTTTATGAAAGTCCGTCCAAAGCTGAAACGAATAGTAGGTCTTACGGGTACTCCCGCCGGCAACGGTCTGATGGATTTGTTCGCAGAGTTCAAACTGTTGGATATGGGAGAGCGGCTCGGCAGGCTTATCGGGCAGTACCGAAACACCTACTTTCAGCCGGACAAGCGTAACGGAATGGTGATTTACAGCTATAAGCCTCTGCCCAATGCCGAGCAGCAGATTTATGACAAAATCTCGGATATCACGATTTCCATGAAAGCCGCCGACCACCTTAAAATGCCGGAACTCATAAGTTCGGAATGCATGGTTCAGCTTTCCGAAAAGGAAAAGGAGAAATACGACCGTTTGAAGAAAGACCTCATTCTCTCCACCGAGGACAATGAGGTTACTGCGGCTAATGCTGCTTCTCTTTCAAATAAGCTTTCGCAGATGGCGAACGGTGCGGTTTATTCCGATGACGAAAGCATTATCGAGATACACGACCGCAAGCTGGACGCATTGGAGGATATAATCGAAAGCATGAACGGGAAGCCACTCCTTGTTGCTTACTGGTTCAAGCACGATTTGGAGCGTATCAAGAAACGGTTTGATGTTCGTGAAATTCGGTCAAGCGTGGATATCTCCGACTGGAACAGCGGAAAAATCCCTGTGGCACTTATCCACCCCGCTTCTGCGGGACACGGATTGAACCTGCAGAACGGCGGTTCGACCCTGGTGTGGTTTGGGCTTACATGGAGCCTTGAACTGTATCAGCAGACAAACGCAAGGCTCTGGCGGCAGGGTCAGACCGCAGACACTGTGGTAATTCAACACATAATCGCAAACGGCACTATCGATGAGCAGATAATGAAAGCTCTGAAAACAAAGGACACAACACAGGCGGCACTTATCACCGCAGTGAAAGCGGAGGTACATAAATGAACCCGTATAAAGAACTCGCAAATGCTATAATCTTGCAGGCAGTCAAGGATTATCGTGATGCTGTGGAACGTCTGAGATATACACCGGATGACAAATCGGCGCAGCATGACAAAAGGAGTATTGAGAAATTCTTCCGTTCAAACTGGTTTTCAATTCTCTCGGACTTGAACGGTGAACTGCTTCTGAAAAAGCTCAAAGAGGAGGTCGCGGCATGACGGCAAAGGAATATCTCGGACAGGCATACAGAATAGATCAGCGTATCAACAGCAAGATGGAGCAGATAGCTTCATTGAATCTGCTTGCGCAGAAAGCGACAACGGTTTTCAGCGATATGCCCGGAAACTCCACCCGCAATATCCACCGCATGGAGGACGTCATAATCAAAATCGTAGATATGGAGAGTGAGATAAACGCTGATATTGACAGCCTTGTTGACCTCAAAAAAGAGATTGCCGGAGTTATTCGCGGCGTTTCAAATCTTGAGTATCAGACCTTACTTGAACTACGGTATCTGTGTTTCAAGACCTGGGAGCAGATAGCCGTTCAGATGGGATACGGCATAGACAACATCTACAAAATGCATCACAAGGCGCTGCGTGAAGTAATCGTACCTGAAACATTACAGTAAAATCAACTATTTTACAGTAGCCCCTTTGTGGTATGATATAATCAGCAAAGAATACAGAGAAAGCCTTGTCGGTCAATGAACCCGCAAGGCTTCCTGTGTGTCTGTACGAAAAATTCGTAATAATATCGCACGATTTTCGAATAAAAGAAGAATAAATCGTTCGATTCAAGGAGATGACCCCCATGCCCAGACGACCGCAGCGACCGTGTTCCTACCCTGGCTGCCCGAACAGATGTGACGGGCAGTACTGCGAGGAACATTCAAAGCTAATGAACCGCCGCTACAACAAGTTCGTCCGCTCCGCTGACAGCAACAAGAAATACGGCAGAGCGTGGCGGGAAATACGCAGTCGGTACATTTCGGCGCACCCGTTGTGCGAGCTGTGTCTGAAAGAGGGCCGGCTCACTCCGGTTGAGGAGGTACATCATATCGTTCCTGTGTCGCACGGCGGCAGTAATGATTTCGGTAACCTGATGTCACTGTGCCAGTCGTGTCATACGAAGATACACCACGACCTCGGCGACCGGTAGGGGCGGTCAGAATCTCTGTGACCTTTACTGCGGACAGCGGCCCGGGGCTTCGTGTGCAAAAATCGGGGTTCAAACGGGGTATTAAACCATGAATATATTTTCGGACGGTGTGAACCGTCCTTTTTTCTTGTCCTGCGGAGGTGAAAAACATGGCTAAGGACGGCACAAACAGAGGCGGCAGACGGGTACGCGCCGGAGATAAACCCGCTCCTGCAGCAGAGAAAAAGCAGAAAGGGCTTCCGGTGAAAATCATAAGCAACGATATTCCTGCGCTCGACACAGCCGAGCTTGAAGCGGTCGACCTGCCGGAGGGCGCTGTTCTGAACGGCTCGGATATGCCAAAGCCAAGCGACTATCTGTCGGCTCGGCAGAAGAACGGAGTTCCCCTCGGCGCTGACGATATATACCGTGAAACCTGGCTGTGGCTTAAACAGCGCAGCTGCGAGAACCTCGTAAACAAGCGGCTCATCGAAGCCTACGCGCAGGCATACGCAAGATACATTCAGTGCGAGGAGGCAATCAGCACTTACGGCTTGCTCGGCAAGCACCCGACCACGGGCGGTGTTATTGCTTCGCCATTCGTGCAGATGTCGCAGCAGTTTCAGAAGAACGCAAATCTCATCTGGTATGAAATTTACGGAATAGTCAAGGAGAACTGCACCGAACCTGTCGGCGATGATTTGAACGACGCTATGGAACGCCTGCTTCGTTCAAGGAAAGGATAACACCATGTCAAAGGATACCATCGATTTTTTCAAAGAACTTAAAAGCAACCGACCGAACCTAACCGCACAGCAGTACAAAACCATCAAAGGTCAAGCTGTCAAGGGAAACATTGTAGACGCTCGGAAAGGCTTGCACAAGGTCTTGAAAAGGAGGAACGTCAGATGAATACGACCAGTGAAATGCAGCTTGTCCAGATAGATAAGCTGATACCATACGTCAACAACGCACGGACTCACTCGCCGGAGCAGCTGAACAAGCTGCGTTCCTCGCTTCGTGAGTTCGGCTTTATCAATCCCGTTATCATCGACAGGGATTTCAATGTCATCGCAGGTCACGGCAGAATACTTGCTGCGAAAGCCGAGAACATTTCCGAAGTTCCCTGCGTTTTTGTGGATTACCTTACGCCCGCTCAGAAGAAAGCGTACATAATCGCAGACAACCGAATGGCTCTCGATGCAGGCTGGGACGAGGAAATGCTGAAAGTTGAAATTGAAGCCTTGCAGGCTGACGATTTCGACCTCGGTCTGACGGGCTTTGATGAAAAGGAACTTGCTGCGTTCTTTGATAATGATTCCGACACAAAAGATGATGATTTTGATGTGGACGGTGAATTGGAAAAACCTTGCATAACAGAAGCGGGCGACCTCTGGTTTCTCGGAAATCACCGTCTTATCTGCGGCGACAGCACAAAACCCGAAACCTACGAACTCCTCATGAACGGCAAGCAGGCAAATTTGGTTGTAACCGACCCACCCTACAATGTGAATTACGAGGGCTCGGCAGGAAAAATCAAGAACGATAATCTTGAGAACGAGAAGTTCTATCAGTTCCTGTTCGACGCTTTCACTTGCATGGAAAAGGCTATGGCGAATGACGCAAGCATCTATGTTTTCCACGCAGATACAGAGGGCTTGAATTTCAGAAAAGCGTTTTCTGATACGGGGTTCTACCTTTCCGGCACTTGTATCTGGAAGAAGCAGTCGCTTGTTCTCGGGCGCTCGCCGTATCAGTGGCAGCATGAGCCTTGTCTGTTCGGTTGGAAGAAGAACGGCAAACACCAGTGGTATTCAGACCGCAAGCAGACCACGATTTGGGAGTTCGACAAACCGAAGAAGAACGGCGACCACCCGACAATGAAGCCGATTCCGCTCATTGCATACCCCATAAAGAATTCAAGCATGAGCAACTGTATCGTGCTCGACCCGTTCGGCGGCTCTGGCAGTACACTTATCGCCTGTGAGCAGACGAACCGTATTTGTCACACAATTGAGCTTGACGAAAAGTTCTGCGATGTTATCGTGAAACGGTATATTGAGCAGGTCGGTTCTGCGGAGAATGTGTCTGTGGTTCGTGACGGAGTGACGATACCCTATTCCGAACTGGAGGTCACCAATGAAGAATGAACTCACGCTTGGCAGCCTTTTTGACGGCAGCGGCGGTTTTCCGCTCGGAGGAATGCTTGCTGGCATTACTCCTCTGTGGGCTTCGGAAATCGAACCGTTCGCCGTTCGGGTAACTACCAAGCGGCTGCCGCAGATGAAACACTACGGAGATGTGTCCTCACTGAACGGTGCGGAACTCCCGCCAGTGGATATAATCACGTTCGGCAGTCCGTGCCAGGACATGAGCATTGCCGGAAAACGCAGCGGTCTTGACGGTTCACGGTCGAGCCTGTTCTATGAAGCGGTCAGAATTATAAAAGAAATGAGGTACTCTACCAATGGCAAATATCCAAGGTTCTGCGTGTGGGAAAACGTCCCCGGAACGTTCTCGTCCAACAAGGGCGAGGACTTCCGCTGCGTCCTTGAAAGCTTGTGTCAAGTCAAGGACGAAAGCGTTTCTGTTCCTCGATGTGAGAAATGGACAGCTGCCGGAGAGATACTGGCAGACGGTTTCTCCCTCTCATGGAGGGTGCTCGATGCGCAATACTGGGGAGTCCCCCAACGAAGAAAACGCATCTACCTTGTCGCAGATTTTGATGGCGAATGTGCCGGAAAAGTATTATTTGAGTCAGAAAGCGTGTCAGGGTATTCTGCGGAGAGCTTCCGCGCGTGGCAAAGAACTGCCGCCGCTGCTGAAAGTTGCTCTGGAGCGACAGGCGCAGTCTGCCTTAACGACCAGGGTGGAAAGTTCATAGAAATATCGCACGATATAACCGCAACTCTTCGTGCGGAAACACACGGTCACCCGCCCTGCGTGATGAAATCCGCAGCAGGATTCTGCACGGAACACTCGGCAAAAGCGAGAGGTATCGGCTACGAAGATGAAACTTCGCCTACACTTCGTGCTGGGACTGTTCCTGCGACTGTTTATGAAAATCACTCGCAGGACACTCGCTACACCGAATTGCACGGTATTGCTCCAACGGTTTCGTCAACCTACGGAACTGGCGGCAACAATCAGCCGTTTGTGGTTGAAGATACTCGCTGTTTTGATGTTCGTTTCACATCTGACGGTACGAAAAACGCCCGCCATAACTGCTACGAAACAGACACCTCACGGACGATAGATACTGGCGGTAATTCTCCCGACTCAAACCAAGGCGGCGTGGCAGTCGTAGCCGTCCAGGGTTCAATGATAGGCAGAGCTGATGAAAACGGTCCGCAAGGCAGCAGCATTAACGAGGACGTTTCATTCACGTTGAATGCCACCGACCGCCACGCTGTTGCGTTTTCGCAGGACAGCTACACGAAGTACAGCGAAAACGAAAAGTGCGGAGCGCTCCGAGCCGCAGGCGGTATGTACGGAGGAGGTTCTGAAACTCTTGTCTACAGTACAAGCAAGAATTCCTACCATACCGAAGCCGAGGAAAACCGAGCAAATACGCTCGTTGCAAGCGATTACAAAGACCCGCCGACCGTGAATTCTCCCGAGTACATAGTCCGCAGGCTAACACCTACCGAGTGCGCCCGCTTGCAGGGATTTCCCGACTGGTGGTGTTCCAACCTAGGGACAGACAATCCGACAGATGAAGAATTGCGGTTCTGGAAAGATGTGTTTGAAACTCACCGCAAAATTGTTGGCGGCGCAGTCAAGCCGAAGTCCGAAAAGCAGATTCTCACATGGCTGAAAAATCCCCACAGCGACTCTGCCGAGTACAAGCTGTGGGGAAATGGTGTTGCTCTGCCGTGTGTTTACTTTGTCCTTTCGGGGATTGTATGGGTCAGTTCTTGCTCGAATTAGCGTTGCCCGGCTCATCGCCGAGCACGATTTTTCCGTGCTTTTCTTCAAACTTTTCTATACACTCACGAATCAGAACGATGATTTGCCCATTTGCGGAACGAGCCTCATAATCGGCGACATAATGCAGTTTATCGAGCATTTCATCGTCAATTCTGATGGATAAACTCTTGATAGCCATATAAATCTCCTAATTGTCAGATTTATCAATCTGTATTTCCCCATGAATTTTCTCAAACTGAGAAATACGTTTTTTTATCATTTGTTCAAGTTCCTTGTTCTTGGTTCTTCCCTCATATTCAGCGATAAATTCAAGTTTGTCAAGCAATATCTGCGGTACTCTTAAGGTAAATCTGGGCAAATTATCTTTCATTTTTGACGCTCCTTTGACATCATATTGACTAAATTATAACAATGTGGTACAATTTTGAGTGGATATGACGATATTATGACGCATATATGACGCAATATTTTGAAAAGGAGAAACAATAATGAAAGTAGCTGTAATTGGTTCAAGAGGGCTGAGCGTGAGTGATTTAGGCAGATGTCTCCCCGAAAATACCACGGAAATCGTGTCCGGCGGTGCTAAAGGAGTGGATACTTCCGCAAGGGAGTACGCTCTGGCGCACGGAATAAAGCTGACGGAGTTCCTGCCGGAATACACGAAATACGGAAGGAGCGCTCCGCTGAAACGGAACATCACGATAATCGAGTATTCGGATATCGTGCTTGCATTCTGGGACGGAAAATCCAGAGGAACAAAATTCGTCATTGACAACTGCCGCAAACTCGGTGTGGAGGTCAGGGTTTACATTATGGACTAATAGTTGAGCCGTACATTGTGCATAACGCAGAATGTGCGGCTTTCTGTTAAAACCCGTTGACTTATCCCCGTAATCGAGTAAAATGTGTAGTACCGAAAGGAAAGAGGAGGTACATACAATGACAATTTACTACAACGCGCAGGACAGAAAACCGCTTGTGAAAGCCATCAGCGAGTTCACGGGAGCGGACGCAGTTTACATGAGGATCCCGACCTACGCATACCGAATCGATTATTTAACTGTGACCCGTGAGGGCAACCTTGAATTTGATGACAGAGCCGACAGCGAAGAAATCGAGGGCCTGCTTGAATTCCTTGCGGAGCGTGGATTTATCGCCGAGAATGCCGCTACAGAACCGCCGGAAACGGATACCGAGAAAGTACCCGCAGCCGCCGACAGCGCTGAACACGGCGAAACTGTGGGGCTTACAGTGGAAGTTCCGCTTGAAAGCACAGCGGTCGAAAACCTCACCAAGCTGCTTAACGCAAAAGGCAGACTTATCCGCAGAGCCTTAGCGGTGGACAGCCTGCCGATTGAGGTCACGGACAGCACGGTGAAATTCCCGTGGTTCGCAGACTGCAGCGCTGATGAATGCAAGGCTTACACGCATTTCATTTCGGCTCTTTGCGAACTTGCCGCAAATGCAAAGCGAGTTACGGCTAAGGAAAAGGAAATCGACAACGATAAGTACGCTTTCCGCTGCTTTCTCCTGCGACTGGGATTTATCGGTTCGGAGTACAAAGAAGAGCGGAAGATACTGCTGAGAAACCTCACGGGTTCATCGGCTTTCAGAAATGGAGGTGCTGCAAATGAAGTTTCCGAGTAAAGCAACAATCGAGCAGTACCGCCGAGAGTACCCGGTCGGCTGCCGAGTTGAGCTAATATCAATGGACGACCCGCAAGCTCCTCCGAAAGGCACAAGAGGTACGGTTCGAGGGGTCGATGACGCAGGAAATTTGCTCGTCCGCTGGGATAACGGTTCCGGGCTGAATGCTGTTCTTGGTATTGATGTAGTTCGCAAAATCCGTGGCTGATATACACAATTTCTGCGTGTGTATTTCGTTCAATATATTGTGGTAAAACCGCTTGATATATACTGCTTTTAGAGTTAATATGTGTACACCGAAAGGGAAATACACAAACGGAGGACACCACAATGAACGAAAAAACCACCAAGCAGATCAAGGAAATGATGAAACAGACCATAGGGGTCGAGGTTGAAATGAATAACATTACAAGAACAAAAGCCGCGCAGCTTGCCGCCGAGTTCTTCGGAACAGGCAGACACGAGCACACCGCAGGCCGAAACGGTTACGATACCTACTCCGCATGGGACGGCGAGGGTCGAGAGTGGAAGTTTCAGAAGGACGTGAGCATTCACGGACCGGACAGCGAAAAGTGCGAACTGGTAACCCCGATACTCACCTACACAGACATGGAAACCCTGCAGGAGCTTATCCGCAGACTTCGGAAAGCGGGTGCGAAAAGCGACGCAACAAGGGGCTGCGGAGTTCACATTCACATCGGAGCCAAGGGTCACACGCCGCAGAGCCTGCGAAACCTCGCAAACATTATGGCAAGCCATGAAAGCCTCCTCGCAAGCGCACTGAACCTCGACAGAAGCCGCATGAACCGTTACTGCCGCACGGTCAGCAAGGATTTCCTGGTGGAACTCAACCGCAAAAAGCCGAAAACCATGGCAGCGCTTGCGGACACCTGGTACGGCAGTCAGAACGCGGATTACGGCAGGTCGGCGCACTACAACGAGAGCCGCTATCATATGCTGAACCTCCACGCAACCTTTACAAAGGGCACGATTGAATTCAGACTTTTCCAGTTTGACGCACCCGCAAACGGCAAGCAGAACGGACTGCACGCAGGTCAGCTGAAAAGCTACATTCAGCTTTGCATGGCGCTCAGCCAGCTTGCCAAGCAGGTCAAGACCGCAAGCGCAAATCCTCAGCAGACCGAAAATCCCAAGTACGCAATGAGAACATGGCTTTTACGGCTCGGATTCATCGGCGATGAATTCAAGACCGCAAGGGAGCTTTACACCAAGCGGCTCGAGGGTGACACGGCTTTCCGCAACGGCAGGCCCTAACAAGCAGGAATTAGCTTCCTGCCTCCAACTCCCCACACTGTGGGGCTTTTGGTGGTAGAAAGGTGATTCTTATAAACCGCACCTTTCAGAAAGGACGGATTTCAAATGAAAAAGTATTACCTAGCCTACGGCAGCAACTTGAACATTCGGCAAATGGCGCTGCGTTGTCCTACGGCAAAGCCCGTGGGGACTGCGGTGATTAAGGACTACGAACTGCTCTTTAAGGGTAGTAAGACAGGCGCTTACCTTACGATTGAACCAAAGGTGGGAGCGGAAGTCCCTGTTGCAGTCTGGGCAGTCGAACCCGCCGATGAGAAAAGGCTTGATGTGTACGAAGGCTTTCCGGCTTTCTACTACAAAGCTGAAATTGAACTGCCTGTTAAATACTTTTCAGGCAAGACAGTAGTCAGAAAGGCTTTCGTGTACATTATGCACGAAGAACGACCATTGGGGTTGCCGAGCGGTTCTTATGTGAGAACTTGCCTTGAGGGTTACAGCAATTTTGGTTTTGATGAGAGCGTGTTACTTTCCGCATTGGAGAACAGCAGAAAGGGGCAAATATGAAAGCAGACAACAATTCAAATCTTCGCACCTGCCCCCGCTGTGGGGCGCAGTACGGCGGGTATCCTGCGCTTTCGAGAAAGTACCCAAACACGCAGATTTGCCCAGATTGCGGCACACGGGAGGCCTTAGAAAGCATAGGTGTTTCCGCTGACGAGCAAGAGAAAATTCTCGGCATTATTCATCAGAATACACACAATTCTGACCGCTGATATTTGTGTACTATATTATCCGAAAACCGCTTGATATAATGCGGCTTTAGAGTTAATATACAGTCACCGAAAGGAAAATACATAAATACGGAGGACGAGAATATGTGGACACAGGGAACGATTGGAGTTAAGGACAGCAACGGCAGAATGGTTTCGGTAAGCTACTGGATAAAGCATTACGACAAGCCAAGCGAGGAATACGGAATCAGCGGCGGCAGAATTTCCAAGCTGATGTTAAAGCAGGACGGTAGGGTCGTTTACAACTACGACCGGGGCGAGGACATTGAGCCGCTGACCCGCGAAGCCGAAAAGGCGCTTGCGATACTGATACACGAATACAACTAAACACTTGCGAAAGCCGCCTGCGGGCGGTTTTCCTCGTTCTGGGGGTGATGATATAAAAAAGCTGAAAAAATATAAGCCGACAAAATTCAAGCTGAAATCTTCAGTCTACGATAAATCCGCTGCGGATTATGCCGTGGCTTTCATAGAAAACCTCTGCCACACCAAAGGCACATGGGCCGGAAAGCCATTCGAGCTTATCGACTGGCAGGAGCAGATTATACGTGACCTTTTTGGAACGCTAAAACCGAACGGGTATCGGCAGTTCAATACGGCATACATCGAGATACCGAAAAAGCAGGGTAAATCCGAACTTGCCGCCGCTGTTGCGTTGCTTCTCACCTGCGGCGATGGCGAAGAACGAGCCGAAGTGTACGGCTGTGCCGCCGACAGACAGCAGGCGGCTATCGTGTTCGATGTGGCGGCGGATATGGTGCGAATGTGTCCTGCGCTGTCAAAGCGTGTGAAGATACTCGCATCACAGAAGCGGCTGATTTACACTCCGACAAATTCTTTTTATCAAGTGTTGTCAGCTGAAGCGTACAGCAAGCACGGCTTCAATATCCACGGTGTTGTATTTGATGAGCTGCACACTCAGCCGAACCGAAAGCTGTTTGATGTAATGACCAAAGGCTCAGGTGATGCGAGAATGCAGCCGCTGTATTTTCTAATCACCACAGCCGGAACTGACACGCACAGCATTTGCTACGAAACTCATCAGAAAGCCAAGGATATAATCGAGGGTCGGAAAATCGACCCTACTTTTTATCCCGTGATTTACGGCGCTGATGAATCCGATGACTGGACAAACCCGAAAGTGTGGAAGAAAGCAAATCCAAGCCTTGATATTACAGTCGGTATCGATAAAGTAAAAGCCGCCTGCGAATCGGCAAAGCAAAATCCGGGCGAGGAGAACGCTTTCCGACAGCTTCGTCTGAACCAGTGGGTAAAACAGGCTGTTCGGTGGATGCCTATGGAGAAGTGGGACAAGTGCGCGTTTGCCGTTGATGAGGACGAACTGGAGGGTCGCGTCTGCTACGGCGGGCTTGACCTTTCATCGACTACGGATATAACGGCATTCGTGCTTGTTTTTCCTCCTTTGGACGAGGAGGATAAGTACATCATTCTGCCGTACTTCTGGATTCCCGAGGATAATCTGACCCTGCGTGTTAACCGTGACCATGTTCCGTATGATGTGTGGGAGCGTCAGGGTTACCTCCAGACCACCGAGGGAAATGTGGTTCACTACAGCTTTATTGAGAAATTCATCGATCGGCTCGGCGAGCGTTTCAATATCCGTGAGATAGCCTTTGACCGTTGGGGCGCAGTTCAGATGGTGCAAAACCTCGAGAGCATGGGCTTCACGGTAGTTCCGTTCGGGCAGGGTTTCAAGGATATGTCCCCTCCGACAAAGGAACTGATGAAACTGGTGCTTGAACAGAAGATAGCACACGGCGGTCACCCTGTTCTGCGGTGGAACATGGACAATATCTACATTCGCACCGACCCTGCCGGGAACATCAAGGCTGATAAGGAAAAATCCACTGAAAAGATTGACGGAGCTGTGGCAACAATCATGGCTCTCGACCGTGCTATCCGCTGTGGGAATGACCGCGGAGCGAGTGTGTATGATGAAAGAGGTCTGCTATTTTTGTAAAAGCGCTTTCAAATGTATTGCATTTTGCAAGCAAATGTGGTATAATAATAAAAAACGATAGCGCATTTGATATTTGGAGGTGTTCATTATGGCTAGAACTGCAAATGTATTTGCCCGCGTTGAACCGGAGATAAAAGAAGAGGCTGAACATATTCTTGACTGTCTTGGCATTCCTATGTCCAACGCAGTAGGTATGTTTTTAAGGCAGGTCGTACTTCAGAAAGGAATTCCGTTTGATGTTAAGCTGCCCGTTGACGACAGTATTCTTATGATGGACTCTCTTTCAAGAGAACAGCTTTATGCCGAACTGGAAAAGAGCATGGAAGATATCAGGGCAGGCAGAGTGCATACAATAGACGAGGTCGAAGCAGAAATCCGCAGGGAGCTTGATAAATGAAATACCAAATCTTCTATACGGATTCTGCAAAGCAGGACCTAAAAAACATTTACAGATATATTTGTGACAGCCTTGTCGAACCGGAAATTGCCGAAAAACTGACAGACAAGATAATGAAGTCAATTCGTTCTCTTGATGAAATGCCGCAGCGGTATCGGCTGTTTGATGAAGAACCGTGGCGCAGCCGTGGACTGAGAATTCTTCCGGTAAACAATTATCTGATTTTCTATCTTTCAGATGAGGAAAGGACGGTTGTTACAATTCTCCGCATTATTTATGGCGGCAGAGATATCAGCAAGCAGCTTTCTGAAACACAGTATTGATACATAACACCTTAGCATCTGTCAGCAATGGCAGGTGCTTTTCTTATGCCATTTTACGAAAGGACTGACTACATGAAAATTTTCAGCAGCTTATTTCATTCAAGAGATAAGCCTAAAAACAGCACTGCCGGCAGCGCCTACCGCTTTTACACGGGCGGCTCTACCGCTGGAAAGAACGTCACCGAGCGTTCCGCAATGCAGATGACCGCCGTGTATTCCTGTGTTAGAGTGCTGTCGGAAGCAGTGGCAGGACTACCGCTGCACGTCTATAAGTACCGTTCGGACGGCGGCAAGGAAAAAGCGGTCACGCATTCACTTTACCGCTTGCTCCACGATGAACCGAATCCTGAAATGACCTCGTTTGTTTTCCGTGAAACGCTTATGACGCACCTGCTCCTCTGGGGCAACGCATATGCGCAGGTTATCCGCAACGGAAAGGGCGAGGTCATTGCTCTGTACCCGCTTATGCCGAACCGAATGACGGTTGACCGAGATTCCAACGGAAAGCTGTACTACAAATACTACCGTGGCTCAGATGAAGCAATCCGCAGCAAGGAATATGAAGTCATTCTCTCGTCGGGCGATGTCCTGCATATTCCCGGACTTGGTTTTGACGGACTTGTTGGCTACTCGCCGATTGCAATGGCGAAGAACGCTATCGGACTTGCAATTGCAACCGAAGAGTTCGGCGCTAAGTTCTTTGCGAACGGCGCAGCGCCAAGCGGCGTACTTGAACACCCCGGAACACTAAAGAACCCGACTAAGGTTCGTGAAGCGTGGCAGTCGCAGTTCGGCGGGAGTTCCAACAGCGGAAAGGTCGCTGTGCTTGAAGAGGGCATGAAATACACGCCCATCAGTATTTCACCCGAACAAGCGCAGTTCCTTGAAACAAGAAAATTTCAGATAAACGAAATTGCTCGAATTTTCAGAGTACCGCCGCACATGGTCGGCGACCTTGAAAAATCGAGCTTTTCTAATATCGAGCAGCAGTCGCTTGAATTCGTGAAATACACCCTCGAACCGTGGCTTGTACGGTGGGAACAGAGCATGATGCGCTCCCTGCTCACCACAAGCGAGAAGCAGGAGTATTTCATCAAATTCAATGTTGACGGACTGCTGCGAGGCGATTACGCAAGCCGAATGAGTGGTTACGCTACCGCAAGGCAGAACGGCTGGATGTCCGCAAACGACATTCGGGAGCTTGAAAATCTCGACCGCATTCCTGCCGAGGACGGCGGCGACCTATATCTCATAAACGGTAATATGACTAAACTTGCCGATGCGGGTATTTTCGCATCTACGAGTGGAAAGGAGGATAATTCCGATGAAGAAGTTCTGGAAGTGGACGAACAGGATAGTGAAGAACGAGGAAACGAAGGAGCAAACCCCGGAGAGAACGCTGTTCCTAAACGGCACTATCGCTGACGAAAGCTGGTTTGATGATGACATCACACCGCAGCTTTTCAAGGAGGAACTGCTGTCCGGCAGCGGAGATATAACCGTCTGGATAAACTCGCCCGGCGGCGACTGTGTTGCTGCGGCGCAGATCTACAATATGCTGATGGACTATAAGGGCAATGTCACGGTGAAGATTGACGGTATTGCCGCAAGCGCCGCTTCAGTCATTGCAATGGCGGGAAACAAGGTGCTGATGTCCCCGGTTTCCATGCTGATGATACACAATCCCATGACGATTGCTATGGGCGATTCAGCTGAAATGTACAAGGCAATAGATATGCTTGCCGAGGTCAAGGAAAGCATTATGAACGCTTATGAAATCAAGACCGGAATGAGCCGTGCGAAGATTTCTCACCTCATGGACGCTGAAACGTGGATGAACGCAAATAAGGCGGTTGAGCTCGGTTTTGCGGACGGTATTCTTGCCCGTGAAGAGCCTATGGAGGAACAGCCCGCAAATGCTCTGATGTATTCCGAAGCGCAGGTGGTAAATTCCCTTATGGGCAGGATTGCGGAGAAATGCAGAATTGCGCCGAAAACCGAACATAAAACCAAAGCTGAGGATTTATTTTCTCGGCTTGATTTAATAAGAAATTGGAGGTAACGAAAATGACAATTCTTGAACTGCGCGAAAAGCGCAACAAGGCGTGGGAAGCCGCAAAGGCTTTCGTTGAAGCCAAGCGCGACAAGGACGGACTTCTGTCCGCAGAGGACGCAGCTTCCTATGCCGAAATGGAACAGAAGATAAAGGACTACGGCGCTGAAATCGAGCGTATGGAGCAGATGGCGGCTATGGACGCGCAGCTTTCCAAGCCTACTTCAACACCTCTCACCGGCAAGCCTATGAACGGTGGTAAGTCCAAGTCCGGCAGAGCAAGCGATGAGTACAAGGCAGCAATGCTGAACGCTCTCCGCACGAATTTCAGACAGGTGTCAGATGTGCTTTCCGAGGGCGTTGACGCTAACGGCGGATATCTCGTTCCCGAGGAGTACGACAGCCGCCTTATAGACGCACTGACCGAGGAAAATATCATGCGAAAGCTGGGTCACACCATCACCACCAGCGGCGAGCACAAAATCAACATTGCCGCGACAAAACCCGCTGCGGCGTGGATCGACGAGGGCGGGGCGCTCACTTTCGGGGACGCTACTTTCTCGCAGATTAACCTTGACGCGCACAAGCTGCACGTTGCGGTTAAGGTGACCGAGGAACTTCTCTACGACAACGCTTTCGGGCTTGAAAGCTACATAATCGAGCAGTTCGGCAAGGCATTGTCCAATGCGGAGGAGGACGCTTTCCTCAACGGCGATGGCGTTGGCAAGCCTCTCGGACTTTTCTCCGACAAGGGCGGCGGCGAGGTTGCTGTTACTGCGGCGAGCGCAACTGCGATAACCGCCGATGAGATAATCAATCTTGTGTACTCACTCAAGCGCCCGTACCGCAAGAATGCAAAGTTCATCATGAACGACCAGACCATTGCGGCGCTCCGCAAGCTGAAGGATAACAACGGCGCGTATCTCTGGCAGCCGTCACTCCAGGCGGGCGAGGTCGACAGGCTGTTCGGCTACGAGGTCTACACTTCTCCGTATGTCCCCACAATCGCCGCAGGAAAGCCTGTAATCGCATTCGGCGATTTCAGTTATTACAACATCGGCGACCGTGGAACTCGTTCCTTTGCGGAACTCAAGGAACTGTACGCAGGCAACGGCATGGTTGGATTTGTCGCAAAGGAGCGCGTGGACGGTAAGCTGATTCTTCCCGAAGCCGTGCAGATTCTCAAGATGAAAGCCGGCTCCGGTTCTTCCGGCGGCTAATAGGCGGTGACTATGGACGAGCTTCTGACAAAAGTCAAGCAGAACCTCATACTTGAACATTCGGCAGACGATGAACTCATAAAAGGGTTCATCACCGCCGCTGTTTCCTATGCCGAAAGCTATCAGCATTTGCCCGAGAATTACTATTCAGAAAACGCAATGCAGCCGACTACCGAACAGGCGGTAATAATGCTGTCCTCGCATTTTTATGAATCGCGGGACGGCAGCACGGGCGGCTTTTTCGGAGATAATGTTCAGGCGGGAAAGCAAGTGTGGGATACCGTGAATATGCTGCTGCGGCTGGACAGGCGGTGGAAAGTATGAGTTTTGGGAAGATGAACACGCAGATACAGATAACGCAGAAAAGGGTCGCGCTTGATGATGAGGGTTTTCAGACGGAATCCGATGTCATTGTAGCAACAGTCAGAGCCTATCATGAGGGACGGCACGGCAGCGAGAAATGGGCTAACCAAGCCGCTTTTTCCGAAGCAACCGACCTGTTCCGTTTTCGCACCATTCCGGGGGTGAAAATATCCACGGATATGCGTTTGTTCTGCGATGGCTCTGTATTTGAGATAACCTCTGTCGAAGATGTGAAAGGCAGAGGAATGTATATTGAAGTGCTTGCAAAGGAGGTGCAGCCGAGTGGCTAAGGCTGATGTAAAAATGCCCGATGAATTTCTTGCGAGTATTTCCCGGCTTGGAGCGCAGACCGACAGCATTGCCGAAAAGATATTGCAGGCAGGCGGCGAGGTCGCTCTCGCAAAGGTCAAAAGCAATCTGAAATCCGTTGTAGGCTCGGGAACTAAAAGCAAATCCCGTTCCACAGGAGAACTTGAACGTTCGCTCGGCTTATCTCCCGTTATGGTTGACAAAAACGGCAATCACGACATTAAGGTGGGCTTTTCCGAGCCGAGAACGGACGGCGGCAGTAATGCGAAAATAGCAAATATCCTCGAGTACGGCACAAGCAGTCAGTCGGCGAAACCGTTTCTGAAACCTGCGAAATCCGCTGTGAAAAAGCAGTGCGTGGAAGCCATGAAATCCGCATTTGAAAAGGAGGTCGAGGGGCTGTGAGCCTGCTTTCGGAACTCTCTGCAATAGCCAAAAAGCTGAAAATCCCGGCGCAGACCTCTGTGTATTCGGGAAAGGCTCCCGATGAATACTTGGTGTTCATTCCGCTGTATGACAGCTTTGAACTTCATGCGGATAATGCGCCGACTGCCGATGTGCAGGAAGTGCGGATTTCCCTTTTCAGCAAAGGAAACTACACCCGCACTGCAAGCAGGCTTGTAAAGGTTTTGCTCAGTGCGGATATTACCGTAACCGCCCGAAAATATGTCGGTCATGAGGACGATACGGGCTATCATCATTATGCCGTTGATACGGCGAAAAACTATGAAATGGAGGAGATATAAATGGCAACAATAGGTCTTGACAAGCTGTTCTACGCAGAAATTACCGAGGACAGCGACGGAAACGAAACCTACGGAGTTCCTGCTTCGCTTGCAAAGGCGATTTCGGCTGACCTTTCCGTGGAGCTTGCGGAGGCTACTCTTTACGCCGATGACGGCGCTTCTGAAATCGTCAAGGAGTTCAAGAGCGGTACGCTTTCACTTAGCGTTGACGATATAGGAAATGATGCGGCTTCAGTTCTGACGGGCGCTACCATTGACAGCAACAACGTGGTCATTTCCACTAGCGAGGACGGCGGTAAGCCAGTGGCTATCGGGTTCAGGGCGAAGAAATCCAACGGCAAGTACCGCTATTTCTGGCTTTATAGGGTGAAGTTCGGAATTCCGTCAACCTCGCTTGCCACAAAGGGCGACAGTATAACGTTTTCCACGCCTACAATTGAGGGAACGGTTCTTCGCAGAAACAAGCCGGACGGCAACGGTAAGCACCCGTGGAAAGCGGAAGCCACCGAGGGCGAGAAGAACGTTCCGGACAGCGTAATCACGGGTTGGTACAAGTCTGTGTATGAACCGACATTCACGGCAAAGCCTGCTGAAACAGGCAAGTAACGGAGGTATGAGCAATGACGAATGAACGCAGTTCTTTAATAACAATCGGCGGCGAGCAGTATGAGATGATTCTCACCACCAGAGCGACAAAAGCAATTTCTAACCGCTATGGCGGTCTTGACAACCTCGGTGACAAATTGATGAAGTCTGAGAATATGGAGATGGCGCTTGATGAGATAATCTGGCTGATAATGCTGCTTTGCAATCAGAGCATTGAGATATATAATCTCAGAAACAGCGATAAAAAGCCGTTTCTCACCGAGGAAACTGTGGAGCTTCTGACCTCCCCCGGCGAGCTTGCCGAGTACAAGGACGCTATCACCGAAGCTATGCTGAAAGGCACGAAAAGGAATGTAGAAAGCGATGATACCTCAAAAAACGCAGTAACAGCCGAGTGAACGATGCAGAACTGTTCACCCGGCTGTTCTATTACGGAACGGCGCAGCTACACCTTTCTTCGGAAGAGGTGTGGCTTATGCCGTTCGGCTTTCTGATGGATCTGTGGGAGTGCCATAAGCAGTTTATGGGGATTGCTAAACCTAAGCGTGAAGCGGATATTGATGAGGTTGTACCGATGGGGATATAATTTTTTGAAAAATTATCTGAAAATAGGTTGAATTTATCCTATTTATAGTGTATAATAAAGGTATGAAAGGAGGAGTGCATTATGACAGTAAACACAAATACACTCGTATCGATTACCGAAGCTAATCAGAATTTTTCCAAGGTGGCAAGACTTGTTGATGAAAACGGCTCTGCAATTATTCTAAAGAACAATGTTCCTCGCTATATAATTATGGAGTTCCCTGAAGCAGAAAAACTCCAGACTGCACCCGATGAAGATGTAACTGCCGTATCACAGCGGTTGATTGCACAAAATCTTGAGGCATACAAGGAGCTTGCAAAATGATACGACTTACCAAAAATCAAGTTGTTTCAATTCACAGTGCTCTGATTAGTGCAACAGGCGGCAGTGATGGGGTTCGTGATGATGGTTTGCTTGAGTCTGCTCTTGAGTCACCATTCCAAACCTTTGACGGAACAGAAATATATCCGGCACTTTTACAAAAAGCCGCAAGACTTGGTTTTTCCTTGGTTGCAAACCATCCGTTCATTGACGGAAACAAGCGAATAGGAATACACACAATGCTAGTTTTTCTTGCATTGAACGGTGTAGAAATATCTTCCACGCAAGAGGAACTTGTTGAGGTCGGTTTGGCACTTGCCAATGGTTCGATGAATGCCGATGAATTGTTTGCTTGGTTGAGCAAGCACAATTTATAACAAGTACAAAGGAGCATCCCATGTGGTGCTCCTTTTTCATATTCTCACCGAGCCGAAAGGCTCTTTTTTATGTTTATTTTAAGGGGGTGACACAGAATGTCCGACAATTTTGGCTTGAAGATAGGTCTTGAAGGGGAGAAGGAATTCAAGAAGTCCCTGGCGGAAATCAACAATTCCTTCAAGGTTTTAGGCTCCGAAATGAAGCTTGTGGATTCTCAGTTCGACAAGAACGACAAATCCGCCGAAGCCCTAACCGCCCGCAGCGAGGTTCTGAACAAGGAAATCGACAGTCAGAAGCAGAAAATCGAAACCCTCCGTTCCGCCCTCGAAAATGCCGCCGAGTCCTTTGGAGAGAACGACCGCCGCACACAAAGCTGGCAGATACAGCTGAACAATGCGCAGGCGGCTTTGAACGGCATGGAGCGTGAACTGAATGCCAACAACACCGCCCTTGATAATGCTGACAAGGGCTTTGACGAAGCAGGAGATGAAGCCAAGGACTTCTCCAACTCCGTCAAGAAAGCCGCCGACACCAGCGAGGACGCTGACGGGAAACTGAGCAAACTCGGAGATACCGCAAAGAAAATCGGCGCGGCTCTCGGGGCTGCTGCGGCAGCGGTCGGGACAGCCTGCGTTGCCGCAGGAAAAAAGCTGTGGGACATGGCGAACGATGTCGGCTCGGCCGGCGACCAAATCGACAAAACCTCGCAGAAAATCGGCATAAGCGCCGAAAGCTACCAGAAGTGGGGTTATGTATTTGAGCGCTGCGGCGCTGACGTAAACAATCTCCAGACGGGCATGAAAAAGCTGTCAACCGTCATTACGGACGCGGCGGGCGGTTCGGATTCCGCAGCCGAAAAACTGTCCGCTGTAGGGCTTTCCATCGAGGAGCTGAACGGCAAATCACAAGATGAACAGCTGAGCATGGTGATTACGGCTCTGCAAGGCATGGAAGCAGGCGCAGAGCGCACCGCCGCCGCAACCGACCTCCTCGGAAAATCCGCTGTGGACATGGCGGCAGTCCTGAACACAAGCGTAGAGGAAACCGAGCGTCTGAAGCAGGAAGCCGAGGATTACGGCATGGTTATGAGCAACGAAGCGGTAGCTGCGTCCGCTGCTTTTGAGGACAGCCTTACCAAGCTGTCGCACACCGCAGGCGGTCTGAAGAACCGCATGGTGGGAGAACTCCTGCCGGGAATAACGCAGATCGCAGACGGGCTTGCCGACCTCCTCGCAGGCAACGAGCAAGCGGCGGACGAACTGAAAAGCGGCGTTACATCAGTTATCGACACTATCCGAACGCTGATTCCGCAGTTTGCGGAACTCATAACCTCTATCGCGGGGGCAGTCCTCGAAAGCGCTCCGGGTATCATCAAGGCGCTTGCGGACGGGCTGCTCTCGGCTATCTCGGAACTCACTCCGACCATTGCAAAAATAGTGACCGAGATTATTTCGGCTTTAGTGGGACTGCTGCCGCAAATAGTTTCAGCTGGAGCGGATATTCTGCTGTCGCTCATCAAGGGCATTGCGGACGCGATACCACAGCTTGTTCCGCAGATAGTCGCTGTTGTCGTGGAAATAGTGAAAACGCTTATCGACAACCTGCCGCTTATTTTGGACGCAGCCTTACAACTTGTAACGGGGCTTGCGCAGGGCATTCTTGACGCTCTGCCCATTCTAATTGAAGCATTGCCGCAGATAATCACCGGAGTTGTTGGCTTTCTCATCGGCGCGATACCGCAGATAATCGAAGCGGGAATACAGCTGCTGACGGCGCTTGTGACGTCTCTGCCGGACATCATCGCGGCAATCGTGGAGGTAATCCCGCAGATAATTGACGGAATAATCAAGGCGGTCATTTCGGCTATTCCTTTGATAATAGACGCAGGAATTAAACTGCTCATCGCGCTTGTGCAGAACCTGCCGACAATCATCACGACCATTGTTGCAGCTATTCCGCAGATAATTTCAAGCGTTATAGACGCAGTTATCGGAGCTATTCCGCAGCTCGTTGCGGCGGGCGTTCAGCTGTTTATTGCGCTGATTGAAAACCTCCCGACCATCATCGTGGAGATAGTCAAGGCGATTCCGCAAATCATAACCGGCATTGTTGACGCATTCGGCGGCTACTTTGGCAAGATGGCGGAGGTCGGCGGCAACCTGCTGAAAGGTTTGTGGCAGGGCATTTCTGACGCGGGCGCGTGGCTCTGGAATCAGATAAGCGGATTTTTCGGCGGCATTGTGGACGGAATAAAAGATTTCTTCGGAATACATTCGCCGTCAAAATTGTTCGCCAACCTCGGCGGCTTTATGGCTGAGGGACTTGGCGAGGGCTTCGGCGATGAGATGAAGGACGTTTCAAAAAGTATGCAGAACGCTATCCCGTCTGATTTCGACCTCGATATGAACGGCACGGTTTCGGGCTTCAACGGAGTACAGACGCAGGCGTTTGACATTACAATTCCGCTGAGCATTGACGGTGTACCTCTTACAAAGGTAATTTCAAGAATACAGTGGAATCAGAATAAGGTGACGGTAAGGAATGCGGGGGCGGTGTGATGGTTGAGATAATCGTAACCGAAAACGGAAATGTGCGAGGTGTGTTTACGCGGGTGATTTCCGCATCACTTACCGACAGTCTTAACGGAGAATGCACATTTCAGTTTTCAGTGATTTCCTCGATGGCTTCGGAGATATTCACGGGACTTGAGGTACAGCTGAAAAGCGACACTCTGAACTACCTTTTCAATGTGGTGAAAATGTCGAAATCGCTCTCAAATGGCATTGCGATTTGCACTGTGGAGTGCGAACACAAGTCCTACGAACTTAACAACGATGAATACAAGCTGACTGAATTTGACTTCGAGGGCGCTCCGGGTGAGTGCCTTATTTCTTTGCTGCAAGGCACATCCCTAACCGCAGGAATTTGCGACCCGACCGTTCCGATAAAGCTGAAAATCAATCGTGAGTGTACCCGCAGAGCCGCCTTAATGCAGCTAATTGCACTTTGCGGAGGAGAAATCGAGTACAACGGGACTGAAATAAATATACGTTCTCACAGAGGTTCGCAGGATTACATTGGAATAATGGACGGCAAAAATGCATCTGACCTTACAATGGAAACCGACAGCCGTTCGGGGACTACAAATTATGGTCTTACACTTTACAAGAACATCAATTTTTCCGTTGGCGACAACGTGCATATTGTGTTCCACCCGTTTGACCTCAACGTGAACACACGCATAATTGCCATGAGTTTCAACCCGTACAACCGCCGTGAAATCTCCATCGAAGTCGGAGATTACAGACCGAGCATTTCGGACAATCTCTATCAGATGGAGCAGAAAACGAACGAGATACGCAAGGACGTGGGCGAATCCACCGCAGAACTCAAAACCGCGACAAACAGTACGGATATTTCGGTTACGGAGAAGTCACAAAGGCTGTTCCGAATTACTTACAATGCGATTCAGGCAACATATGCGGCGTTCTGCTCGACTGTGAAGTTCGGAATTTCCACCGCAGGAACTCTTGCGTTCATTCTGAAAAAGGACGAAAACGAGGTCATGCGCTATGAGGATTATTTCAGCGAGGGACCGCACACCAAGACCTACACCTATCCGTTCACATCGGAAGTCGGTCAAAATACCATGTCACTCAGCGTGGTTTCGGCTGACGGCGCAGAGGGCAAGTTTCCGAAAATGCAGACCTGGGGCTATGTAATGGGCGCATACCTCGCCGGAGATACACCCTGGGACGGCTACATTGAAGCCCGAGAGGACGAGGTTCGGTTTACTATGCGCCGAACCGTCATAAAGTCGCTTGTTCGTACTTCGGATACTCTGCTGTTTGAAGTACTTAAGTCGCACAAGTTCAAGTTCAGCGAACCTATGCCCGGTTTCATCAAGCGTGAAAGGAACAGAAAAACGCTTGAACCTACTGTACGGGCGGTATTCCCGGACGCATGGAGTCCGAAGATAATCACACCACCGCCAATCACCGTAGTTAACGTATCGAACAGAAAGCTGTATCTTGAACTGCGAAATCCTGTCAAGGCGGAGCGCATTGAAACAAGTGCTTTCACGATGATAGTCACCACCGAAAAGGAAACTGTACGCTTGCAGTCGATTTCCGCAGATTTCGGCGTCGGCGATTTCGGCAGTACGATTTGGCTTGCGTTCGGCAGTTCCGTGATGAAAGACAGCGTTCAGAGCATTACTCTGCTGTATGACGGAGATGTCGGAAATCTGACCGATGTTCTGAATAACGCGCCGTGCGGCAGCTTCCAGACATCGTTTATTTATGTACCATTTGAGGAGGGAGAAACATGATAAAAGGACGTGCGACCATTCAGCTTTTTGACGAAAAGATGGGCGAGGTAGTCCGTGAACTGCATGAGGAAAATATGATAACCAACGCAGTTGACACGATTCTCAACCCGCCCGATTATATTGAAATCGGCATGGATTCCGACAACGACCGCAGTTTTAATATGCTGCGTGATTTTGCGGGAAACATTGCCGATACTGCGTTCCGTGGGATAATCGTTTGCCGCGATAAAATCCCCGAGGACGGCAACAATATGATGCTACCGTGGACGAACGAGGAAATAGGTCACGCAGGAATCGCCAACACGAACACGGACACAAGTATCGGCACTTACAATGCCAACGAAAGCGGCCGCATTGAGAACGGCAAGGGCTACCGCCATGTCTGGGATTTCGCTTCGGATAAGGCGAACGGCGAAATCAGTTGTATCTGCCTTACCACCAAGGACGGCGGCACAAACGGAATGCACCATTCCTACTGGAACCTGTCCTGCGGAGGAACTGACCTTAACAGCAGTTCTCTGGATTCGTTCAGGCAGACGTATCACACTATTGTCGGGCGGTACATTCCGGATTCGTAGTTCAACTGCGGGGTTTTCAAGTGGTTTTATATGGGCAGGCTGGCCAATGGAAATGTGCGGCTTCTCGGAAAGCATATCCATGACGGGTGCATTTATGAGGTCGTTATGTTCGACCCTATGTCGATAAGCGTAAGCACGGAAAAGCCGTTCTGCAACATTATAAGCGTGAAGAAAGTCATAGAGCTGTTTCCGGCGGCGGAGCGTATTCCGGATTCCATGTACGACAACAGCTATCATCACGGAAGTTATTTTTACGACTGTAACACTACAAATGCGGACTATGTACCGCAGGAGGAAAAGGAAAAGCTGCGTCAGGATTGGGAGGACGCCCCACAGTGGCTTGCGTATTTTCCGTATGTTATCGGCGATAAGATACATATTGTTGCTACCTCACGCTGCCATATCCATCACTATATTTTCAGTCTGTCCGACTACTCGCAGGTTTCGAAGAAAACCATCGAAACAGACACTCTGCTCCAGACGTATGGCGTGGGATTTAAGTATGAGAGAATCAGCAATTCTTCATCGCAATACAGGTGGTTTTACGGCGCAGGCGTGAACGGCGATTACTGCAATGCTCTAAGCGCCTTTGAGTGGGACGATAAGTATTTTGTCATTACTAAATATCCGTTGATAGATGGGAAAGAGGCAAGCAGTACAAATAATTTTGGACAGTTTCGTGTATTCACCAAGGACGGCAAATCCACGGGAGAGATACTTCAGTATATTGCTGATGGGACGCTATCCAACATGACTTCGGCGAGCTTCTGGGGGTTCTATGTCGATGAAGCAACAAATACACCTTTGCTTGTATGTGACAGCTGTAATGTTCAGTATTCGCTTATAGCGCTTGAAGTAATAAAGAAGGATGACAGGTATGGTTGGTACAGAATGCGCTTTTCTGCGCCTACATACGGCTCGAGTTTGATGTATTCATATGCAAACCTCATCAAGACGGACGGACTGAACCTACCGCTGTATATTCTGCCGTACTATCCGCATTCAACCGGCAGTCAGCATTTCTTCGGCTTTGCGCTTGGGATATGCAAGCTGTGTCTTACCACAATAAACAACCTGTCTGAGCCGGTGCGAAAGCTGGACGGGCAGGTCATGAAAATAACTTACGATATCGTTGACGAATGATTGGAGGGTTTATTATGAGAGAATTCTGGAACACAATTCAGCTTATTTTTACGGCGGTCGGCGGGTGGCTCGGCTGGTTTCTCGGAGGGAGCGATGGCTTGCTTTTTGCGCTTATTGCCTTTGTGGTGATTGACTACATAACCGGAGTGATGTGCGCTATATTGGACAAGAAGCTGTCCAGCGCAGTCGGGTTCAAGGGAATATGCAGAAAGGTGCTTATCTTCGCTCTGGTCGGCGGCGGGCATATTCTCGACACACGGGTTATTGGTGCAGGTTCTGTTCTGCGCACTGCGGTGATTTTCTTTTACCTGTCGAACGAGGGTATTTCCCTGCTTGAGAATGCGGCACATCTGGGTCTGCCTGTTCCTAAGAAACTGAAAGATGTACTGGAGCAGCTGCATAAGCGTTCGGAAAAGGAGGACGATGATGAAGATTAAAGGTATTGATTTAAGCTACTGCCAGGAGGGCATCAGCTTTCCTGCGCTGAAACAGGCGGGTGTGAAGTTTGCGATTATCCGTGCAGGCTTTTCCACGAAGAAAGATGTGACTATGGATAAGTTCGTGGCAGATTGCAAGAAATACGGCATTGATTACGGATTTTACTGGTACAGCTATGCAATGAGCGTTGAGCAGGCAGAAGCTGAAGCCGAAAAATGTATTTCTGTGATTAAGGAACTGTCCCCGACATATCCCGTATTCTTCGACATGGAGGAGAAAAAGCAGATTAGCGGTCTGAATACGGATACACGCACAAAGATGACTGTTGCTTTCTGTGAAAAGATAAGGCAGGCGGGATTCATGCCGGGCATTTATGCAAATCCGTCTTTCATGGAGAACTATTACAACAAGAACAGGATTGTCGGCAAGTACGACATCTGGCTTGCTCACTGGACTAACAGCCCCGACTGTCCGTCAGGTTTCAGCTACGGTCAGACTATGTGGCAGTGGGGACTTGACAGAATAGGCGGATACGATGTTGACGGCGATATCTGCTTTACCGATTACAGTAAGAAAAAGCCTGTCAAGAAAACCATAGATCAGCTTGCTGACGAGGTGCTTGCCGGCAAGTGGGATAACGGCGCAGAGCGTGAAAAACAGCTTACTGCCGCCGGATATGACTACAATGCGGTTCAGAAAAGAGTCAATGAAAAGCTCTACAGGAAAACTACAGATGAAATTGCGGTTGAGGTTATTGCGGGGCTGTGGGGGAACGGAGCCGAACGCAAGGAAAAGTTGACAGAAGCCGGGTATGATTACTCGAAGGTGCAGAGAAAAGTTAACCAAATGATAAAATGATAATATTAAGCCGTGGGTGTTTGGGTTTTCCAAATGCTCACGGCTTTTTTGTTTTTTCAGTTTTTTATCTGAAATTTAGAAAGACTGTCCAATCTCTCTCCTTGCCAAGGCTATAAGGCAGAGGGAAACAAGATCCCTCGGAAAGAGGTGAAATGAATGGAACACAATCTGAGAATAAGTGTTTCAAGAAAGCCGATGAGAAACGATGTCGCGGCTCTGCACACCATATCGTTAAGAGAACGCATACTTCGTTTCCTGTTCGGCAGAAAACAGCAGATTACCATTATCGTACCGGGTGATTCTGTGAAAGAACTGGCAATCTGCAACATTAAGGAAGGAGGAACAGCATGATGGGGAAAATGAGTGAACTGGCAGCAGAGTTATCCGAACTCAAGCATTGCGGCGAGGTGCTTATCAGCTTATCTGAATCAATAATGGCTCTGATTTCTGGTAAAGATACACCGCAGCCGATGGATAAGCCGTCAGCAAAAAAGAAATCCGATAGCGCTATAGTATCGGTCACTCTCGAAAACGTCAGAGCCGTCTGCGCCGAAAAATCCCGCGCCGGGTTCACAGCAGAGGTAAAGTCAATCATCACAAAGCACGGTGCGGACAAGCTGTCTGCAATCAAGCCGGAGGAATATGCAGCAGTCCTCGCAGAGGTGGAGGTGCTTGGCAATGCCGACTAACCACGCAATTCTTTCGGCGTCATCAAGCCACCGCTGGCTCGAATGTCCGCCGTCTGCTAAACTCTGTGCCGAACTGCCGGATACATCAAGCGAGTATGCGCAGGAGGGCACGGACGCTCACACTCTCTGCGAACACAGGCTGAAAGCCTTGCTCGGCAGAGAAACCACCGACCCAACAGAAAACCTCACCTACTACAACGAGGAGATGGAGCGCTGCGCTGTCGAGTACGCTACATACGCTTATGAGCAGGTCGAGAAAGCAAAAGTAGCCTGCAATGACCCCATCGTCCTTATCGAACAGAAACTGGATTTCTCCCGGTGGGTTCCGGAGGGGTTCGGCACAGGTGACTGTGTTATCGTGGCTGACGGTATACTTTCCGTTATAGATTTTAAGTATGGCAAGGGTGTGGAAGTCCTCGCAGAGAATAATTCGCAGATGAAGCTTTATGCTCTCGGCGCTCTTGAACTGTTTGACGGAATATATGACATCTCCGCAGTGAGCATGGCAATATTCCAGCCAAGGCGTGACAACATCAGCGAGTATGCCATTTCCAAGGAAGAACTGCTCCGTTGGGCAAATGAGGTTCTCGCTCCGACAGCGCAGCTTGCCGCAAATGGCAAGGGAGATTTCAAAGCAGGTGAACATTGTCGCTTCTGCAAGGTCAGAGCGACCTGCCGGAAACTCGCAGAATACAACCTTGCTCTCGCTCGTTACGATTTTGAACCACCTGCTACGCTTGATAATATCGAAATCGCCGCTATCCTCGCCAAAGCAGACGAACTCGTTTCTTGGGTGACGGACGTTAAAGAGTACGCTCTGCGGCAGGCGCTCAGCGGCGTTTCATACGATGGCTTCAAGGTAGTCGAGGGTCGTTCCAATCGTAAGTACACAGATGAGAACGCAGTTGTTGAAGCCGTCAAATCCGCAGGATTTGACCCATATGAACACAGCGTTCTTGGTATCACTGCAATGACCAGTCTGCTCGGTAAGAAAAAGTTCAACGAACTGCTCGGCGGGCTTATTGAAAAGCCGCAGGGCAAGCCAACCTTAGTACCAATGTCGGACAAGCGTCCGGCAATCAATACTGCAAATGAAGATTTTAAGGAGGACAACTAATATGTCAAAGTTCACAAATCCCACAAAGGTAATCACAGGTCCTAACACCAGATGGAGTTACGCCAATATCTGGGAGCCAAAATCCATCAACGGCGGCGCTCCGAAGTTCAGCGTATCACTTATCATTCCGAAGTCGGATACCAAGACGATTGAAAAGGTCAAGACGGCTATCGAAGCGGCTTACAGGGAGGGCGAGTCCAAGCTCAAGGGCAACGGTCGCTCCGTTCCTGCGCTTTCCGCAATCAAGAATCCGCTCCGTGACGGCGATACAGAGCGCCCCGATGATGAAGCTTACGCAAACAGCTATTTCATCAACGCTAATTCTGCGACCGCTCCCGGTATCGTTGACGCTAATTGCAGCCCCATTCTGGAGCGCAGCGAGGTTTACAGCGGCGTGTACGGCAGAGCGTCCATCTCATTCTACGCATTCAACTCCAATGGCAACAAGGGTATCGCCTGCGGTCTGAATAATCTTCAGAAGATACGCGATGGCGAGCCGCTTGGCGGCAGAACCCGTGCCGAGGACGATTTTGCCACAGATGATGACGATGATTTTCTGTCTTGAGGAGATACACGATGATGACAACTGAAAGCATTTTGCTTGCTATCTGCTTTGGATATATGCTTGGAGATACACTTTCTAAGCTGGTCGTAGTTGTTTCTGATGTTGTCAGGAGCATTAAGCGCCGCAAGCAAACTAAAACTGGCAAGTAATACAAACAGGGCGGCAGGAGCTATCTTGCCGCCTATTTTGAGGTGAACTATGGATAAAATTAAAACACTGTCAATTGACCTTGAAACATTCAGTGATGTTGACCTTGCAAAATGCGGTGTTTACAGATATGTTGAATCACCCACATTTGAGATACTGCTGTTCGGAGTTTCAGTGAACGGCGGCGATGTTGTGGTGTACGACCTTGCGCAGGGCGAGAAAATTCCCGAAGAAATCCTCGCTGCGCTGACTGACAACAGCGTTATCAAGTGGGCGTTCAACGCGACCTTTGAAAGAGTGTGTCTGTCAATGTATCTCGGTTTGCCGTCCGGAGAGTATCTCGACCCGACTTCGTGGAGATGTTCAATGGTGTGGTCGGCATATATGGGACTTCCGTTGTCGCTTGCCGGCGCAGGCGCAGTTCTGGGCTTATCGGAACAGAAACTCAAAGAGGGTAAAGAGCTCATCAAGTATTTCTGTGTTCCTTGCGCTGCTACCAAAGCGAACGGCGGCAGAACAAGAAATTTTCCCGAACACACTCCCGAGAAATGGGAGCAGTTCAAGGCGTACAACAAGCGCGATGTCGAGGCTGAAATGTCTATTCAGGACAAATTGCGGAAGTTCCCCGTGCCTGATTTCGTGTGGGAGGAATACTGCCTTGACCAGCAGATAAACGACCGTGGAATTGCCCTCGATATGGCTGTTGTGGATAACGCAATACGATTTGATGAGCGTTCAAAGGCGCTGCTCTCATCAAAAATGCAGGAACTTACTTCGCTAGAAAATCCGAACTCGGTTCAGCAGATGAAGCAGTGGCTTTCGGAGAATGGACTTGAAACAGACACTCTCGGTAAGAAAGCTGTTTCAGAACTACTGAAAACCGCACCGCCACAGCTTGCAGAGGTTCTGGAACTCCGTCAGCAGCTTGCGAAATCCTCGGTGAAGAAGTACCAGGCTATGAGGAACGCTGTCTGCTCCGACGGACGGGCGCACGGAATGTTTCAATTTTACGGTGCAAACCGTTCCGGCAGATGGGCGGGTCGGCTGATACAGTTACAGAACCTTCCGCAGAATCATATCCCCGACCTCGAACAGGCACGGGAGCTTGTGAAAAGCGGCAACTACGAAGCCATGGAACTGCTGTACGATTATATTCCAGACACGCTTTCGCAGCTTATCCGCACGGCGTTTGTTCCGAAATTGGGAATGAAATTCGTGGTTTCAGATTTTTCAGCAATAGAGGCAAGAGTGCTGTCCTGGTTTGCTGGCGAGAAATGGAGGCTTGACGTGTTCAAGTCCGGCGGAGATATCTATTGTGCTTCTGCAAGTCAGATGTTCCGTGTACCTGTCGAAAAGCACGGTGTCAACGGACATCTTCGGCAGAAAGGCAAAATCGCAGAACTGGCGCTAGGGTACGGCGGTTCTGTCGGCGCTCTGAAAGCTATGGGCGCACTTGAGATGGGTTTATCAGAGGACGAACTTCAGCCGCTTGTGGATATGTGGCGCAGTTCCAACCCGAATATCGTGCGATTTTGGTGGGAGGTCGACCGCTGCGTGAAGGATACAATACGACAAAGACTTCGCACAGACACACATGGCATTCAGTTTGAACATCAGAGCGGAATGCTGTTCATCACGCTGCCGAGCGGCAGACGGCTTTCCTACGTCAAGCCCCGTATCGGCGAGAATAAGTTCGGTGGCGAGTCCGTCACTTATGAGGGAGTTGGCGCAACGAAGAAGTGGGAGCGCATTGAAAGCTACGGCCCTAAGTTCGTGGAAAACATTGTTCAGGCGGTCAGCCGGGATATTCTCTGCTATGCTATTCGGACGCTGCGGAATTATCGTATCTGCGGCCACGTTCACGATGAACTTATTATCGAGTGCCCGCTAGATACGAATGTATCTGAAATCTGCGATATGATGGGAAGAACTCCGTCATGGGCAGAGGGGCTTCCGCTCCGTGCCGATGGGTATGAGTGTACGTTTTATAAAAAAGATTGAGGTAATATGTCCAAGAACACCTTCAGCCAAGGCTATAAGGCAGGAGGTGTTTTCATGTATAACAATTTTAAGACCCGCATGAATGAGGTAGAGAAAAACGCTGAAAATCTGCCTGTCAGAACCGAACCCGATATACAAGCAATTTCAAAACAGATTACGCAGGAAGAAATCCAGCGTGATTTCGATTATTATATGGCACAGCGCATAGCAGAAAAGCTGAAATCCGAGGGACTTATCACAGTTGACGAATTCAACAAACTGACCGCTCTTAACCGCAGTACTTTTTTACCTATGAATGTCGAGATATTACCGAAAATACGTTGATTATATCTCGGTTTAGAGTTAATATGTCAACACCGAAGAGAGGTGAAAAAAGTGAAAACTGTAACAAAAATTGAAGCCAACCAACGTACTACGGGTTCTGAGAAAAAGCTCCGTGTTGCGGCATACTGTCGTGTGTCGACAGATTCTGACGATCAGCTTGAAAGTCTTGCTGAACAGAAAAAGCACTATGAAACCTACATTCAGGCGCACGAAAACTGGAATTTCGCAGGCCTATACTATGATGAGGGAATAAGCGGTACTAAAAAGGAAAAGCGCTCCGAACTTATGCGATTGCTTTCTGATTGTGAAGCAGGTCAAATCGACTTTATCATCACAAAGTCCATAAGCCGATTTGCGAGAAATACCACTGACTGCCTTGAAATGGTGCGACAGCTGCTTGCAGTAAATGTAGCAATATATTTTGAAAAGGAAAATATCAATACCACTTCAATGGAAAGCGAGTTGGTACTTGCGGTTCTCAGCAGCCTTGCAGAGAACGAATCAGTGTCAATATCCGGTAACGAAAAGTGGTCTATAAGACAGCGGTTTCAGAGCGGTACATACAAAATGAATCCGCCGCCGTATGGTTACAGGTGGAACGGCGAACAGCTTGAAGTAAATAATGACCAAGCGGAAATTGTAAAGCGCATTTTTGCTGAATTTCTCTCGGGAAAAGGAGTAATGCACATTGCGAGAGGGCTGGATTCGGATAAAATTGCTCCTGCCCATGGAAAGCAATGGTGTCAATCGAGTATTCTCAGAATTTTGAAAAATGAGAATTACACAGGCAATGCAGTATTTCAGAAAACCTTTACCGATGAGTCCTTTCGCCGCTGTGTGAATTACGGGCAGTTGGACAAGTATCTTGTTGCTGACCATCACGAGGGAATAATAAGCAAGGAAGATTTCGATGTGGTTGCCGCCTTGATAGACAGACACTCCGTTGAAAAGAATATCACTAAGGGCAGCCACAAGTATCAGCTTCGGTATTGCTTTTCGGGAAAGATAGTCTGCGGTGAGTGTGGTGCTACGCTAAAACACAGAACTCACAGGCTTGGCGGTGAAACGTATGAAGCGTGGTGCTGCAGCACTCACATATATAATAAGGAAAGCTGCTCAATGAAGTTCATCAGGGACGATGACATCAAACTTGCTTTTGTTACAATGATGAACAAACTGGTTTTCGGTCACAAGCTGATTTTGAAGCCGTATTTGCTGACATTACGCAGTTCGCCAACGGACAGCAGCATTCAGCGAATACAGCAGCTTCGGCTGTTGATCGAACAGAACACGGGTCAGCAGGAAACTCTCACACGTCTTATGGCGAATGGTTTTATTGACAGAGCGCTTTTCGGTCGGGAGTTGAACGCAATAATGGCTCAGACCGATGAATACCGTGCTGAAATTGATACGCTCAGCAGTTCAGTCACAGGAGATGGCGCAAAGCTGAAAGAAACCGAGCGGCTGATAAAACTGGTCGAGCGTGGGAGAATGTTCATGGAATTTGACGCAGACTTGTTTTCAAAACTAGTTGACCGCATTTGTGCATTTTCTCGCAATGAGATCGGCTTTGTGCTGAAATGCGGATTGACGCTCAGAGAAAGGATTGGTGAGTAGAATGGAGCATATTCCGTACGGCTATCGTATTGAGAACGGAAAAGCGGCGGTTGATGAAACTGCGGCAGAGCAGGTTCGGAGATTATTTGAAAACTACCTCAGCGGCGATTCGCTGAAAAAAGCGGCCGAAAACGCAGGTATCACAGGAAATCACGGCACTATCAAACTGATGTTGCTGAACCGCCGCTACTTGGGAGATGACTTTTACCCTCCGATAATCAGCGAGGAGATGTTCAATGCTGCAGCAGAGGAGCTTCAAAGCCGTGCTGAACGGCTCGGCAGAAACGGTCATGTAAGAAAAGAACGGTCGGTGAATGTCCCTGTGCGGTTCACTTTTATAAGCGCAGAGGATTATTTCGAGGATCCTGTTCAGCAGGCAGAATATATGT